TTAGTAAAAGAAAGCTGACTTGTTAAACTACTAGTTTTAAGAGTATAGCTACTTTGTGATTGCAATACATTGTTAATATAAACAAATAAATTATTTTCATAATAACTGTGATTATAAATGACGCCTAAATCAAAATTATTTTTATTGATTTGTGTAGCTGTAAAAGTTTTTGTAATATACTGTTTGCTTTTATCTGCTACAGTTGCCCAACCATTAGCAAAACTATAATTTTTCCAACCTTTAATAATTGCTGCATAGCCAATATTAATATTTTTAATTTTATCAGTAAGATTTAAATTATAGTTAAAAACATCTGTATTGTAATAGTTTTGGAATACGATATCACCAATATTTCCAACAGATGAACGAACAATAGGAAATCCTAACACACTATCACGAATATTTGTGCTTGGTCCAATTGCATAACCAAAAAGTTTTGTGCCTGCAAAATCACTACTAGGATAAATTGATTGATCGCCGATGCTATCGCCATCTTTATCTATGATATCAAATAGCGGAAATTGAGGTCGGCTGTTACGTATTTGCGCCAAAGTCCAAGAATTATTGTTGTAGTAAAAAACATTTCCTTGATTTTTTTTACCAAGCATTGCTACAATATTATCGCCATCGCTTACAGTTTTTACTGGAACAAGATGAATTTGATCAACACTGTTAGTAAAAACTAGCTGTGTATATTTGTCAAGACCGCTAAATGTAATAATTGCACTATTGGTATTGATAGCATTATTATCCAAATATATTGTTGTGGTGCTGCCACTTGGAACAATACCTTTTACTTTATAAACGGTACCTACATCTAGTGGTGGATTAACAAAAGAAGGATCGGTTGGACCAGTTACGGTTTGTCCAACAACAATTCCACCAGCATTTACTGTTGGCAATGTAATAATATTACTGCCACTTGTTGTATTCAACAAGATTGAATAAGATGAAATAGGATTTGTTACAGTTAAATCTGCTGCCAAATTATTACTAATAGTAATTGAATTATTTGTAGTATTCACACTAGTAATTGTTGTATTTGCTGGTATTGCCTTTGCAATCCATGGACTAGGCGAAGGATCAATAAAGCTTATCAAAGTTGAAGCTGTTGTAAGAGTTGATGCAGCACTGATAGTTACAATAGTTCCAGTTGCAGTAACAGTAATTCCGCTGCCACTTGCGGTTGCTGAATTGTTTAAGCTAATAGTAGTTCCGCTTATTCCTGTAATAATAGTATTAGCAGGAATATTTGTTCCACTTATATTTTGTCCGACTGCAAGAGATGTTGCACTAGAAACGGTTATAGAATTGCTTCCGCTTGTAGTAGTTGCAGTTGTTGAAACACTGCCATATGGTGATATGGAGGTAATAACTGTTCCAGTATTAATTCCACTTGCAACAATAGTTTGACCAATGGATAAACCATTAGTGGAAAGGACATTAATATTTGTACTGCCATTTACAGTTGCTGCAGTAGTAGTGCTTGTTTGATATCCTAGTGATACTGCTTGACCAATAAACAATTGACTTGCTAAACTTGGATAAAGAACATTAGTGCCAGCAGGTGAATAAGCATAAACGCTGCTTTGAGCAGGATTTTCAACTGCAGTTCTTGGAACAACAGTTTCAACACGATAAATTGTTTGACGCACAGTAGGATTGCTGTCATTAACAAATAGAACTGTTACACCATTAAGCAATTGAATACCGTCACTATTAAATTCGCCGTTTGTTTGAAGGGCAAAACTGTTCTGACCTTCTACATTTGCAAGAGCATTTGTTGTAATCGAGTCGATTGCAGTTACACTGCCAGCATAATTTGTTCCATAATTATACAGTTTATAATTTGGTAGGAATTCAACAATAGGTCTTTTTGCTTGTTGAGTACTATCAAATGTCCAAATTTGACCAGTTTTATCAGCACTATATTGCAGTACATCACGATGGAACCAGCGATTATTGCGACTCCAACTATTGCCATCCATGCTTGCACGGTTAATAGTAATATAGTCTTTTTGTTCAGGACTATTGCTGGTGCCACTAAATCCGCCATCGTCAAATGCAGGATCAGTACCAAATAAATCACCTAAATTTTCATTAATAACTTCAGGAGTTACAAGATCACTATATTTTATAAGTTTAATACTTTTACCAACATTTTCAACAATATATTCATTATTTGCATATTCACTTGGTGTTACATATCCAGTAAATCTAATCTTTAATCCACTTGTAAATTGCACACCATTTGGACTTGTATATTGATCACGTCCAATAATATCATTTACATTTAGCAAACTTACAGGATCAGGATCAACAAGTTGAATTGTTCCATAAATTAGTTCATTATCAGCATCTTGATAATAAAGAATATTGAGTGGCGCACTTATAGTAGGAAATTGTTCTACTACGCCAAATTCATTTTTATAAACAAATGTATGACCAAAGATATCGCCTTGATTAACAAAACATTTATAATTATTTGGCCAGCTTACTCCAATATCTGTAAGTTTAATAGTACGATCACTTTGCACTGCAATTTGGAAAATTTTATTTTCTTGCGTCAAATAAATTATTTTTGTATCAAATGCACGAACGCCATCTAGCGCATTATATTGAATAAAGTTATCGTAATTTATTCCTTGTAAATCACTATAATTGTAATCAGTAATTACCATATCTACGTTTTGAATAGAAGGTAGTGCAATTAGTGTATCTTGGTCAGTGCTTAATGGAACAGTAAAAGTAATTGTTCCATAGTCAATTCCATTATTAGCAACACCCAATACATTACGCGTTGAAATGTTGCTTTGAACTGTACTTACACCACTTGTGCCAATCTCAGTTTGAATCCAAAATCTGTGACCACCTTGATTAACATTAAATGTATATGTTCCACCACGTTTTAGTGTAATAGTTGGATTGTTTTCATTGGTATAGCCATCTACACTATAGCCACTACGACCTATTGCAGCACTTTGTAATTCTGTTTGATTATTTGCAGTATAACTTACACGATGAAAATAAAATGCTTGTTGAGATGGAATACCAGCAGCAGTAACATCAACTGTATATGGACCTTTTGGAACCCAATAATATTGTTGAAAATTTGTAAGTTTATCTAAATCAACAAAACCATTATAGCTATAATAACGATTATTAAAAAGTCTTTGGTGATCATTATTAACACCACCATCTGCTGCTATTTGGTTTAGTAAATCAGAATAGTTATAAACATTACTAATTTTATAGGTGTTACTATTAATATCTTTTTTCTTAATAACCGTGCCAGGTTCTAATTGATAAAATTGGCTATAACTATCACCTTCGGCAATATAATAATCACTGCTTTGAAATACTGGACTTTGATCTTGCTGACCAATATATCCATAAATTTTCTTTAGCGCAGGTTCTTGAATAAGCGGATCAAGTGTAGTATTCAAAAATCTTTTATTTGAAAGAGTTTGAAACACACCTGGTAAAAAATTACTACTTTTACGCTTAGCCATTCTTATAAATCACCTTTAATAATTAATTGTAGATAAATTAACACCTGCAGTATTAATTCCACTTAATACACCACTTACAACTTGAACATTATCAACAGTTGCAGCACTTAGAAAAATCTCATTAGGCTGGCACAAAATCTCGTATAAGTTTCCAAAACTTGTGCTTGTATCAACAGGTATTAAAATAACACTGCTTATAAAACCACTTAATTGATTATGTAAGTATGCACTTAGCTCACTAAAATAAAATGTATCACCAAAATCCCAGTTATCAAGTGAAAAATAAGTGTTAATTGCATCAATTACACGACTTTTAATTTCTGTGTCACTTAGTGTTGTATTTGGAGTTTTTACGACTTGAAAATTTGCTTGCAAACTTGAAATTGCTTTAGAACCAAATAGCAACTTATAAACGCCAGCATTTAATATCATCTCATCACTTAACATTTTATAATTGAATAGCGCACTGTATGAACTATTAAGTGTCACACTATCTAAGTTTGCAGGTTTTGCAACTATGCCAGTATTATCTAAAACATAATTGCGATATGCTTCATCATACGAACGAGTCAAAATATATGTATCGATAAGATTAGTTGCTGCTGGATCAATGCGTCTTGTGTTTTCAGCATTATGTTGATATTCAAATACTACATTTTGACGACCTGTAAATGCTAGATAAGAACTACTAACATCTACGACAGTAGCTACTCCATTTATGTTTTGAATTTGATAAAAAGTTTTTTCACTTGTAGCATAAAACAGCGTTCCAATTGGAAAATTGTTACGCACATAGTTTATTGACGATTTGTTTGCGTAAATTGTACTAATACCGCCTGTAGCTACACTTGAGTATCTAATCAAATTATCTTTGTCAATATATTGCTTATAAAACACATAACCGTTATCATTTACAACTTCACGGAAGATATATGGATCAGTTGGCAGCGCAGTAGTTGAACTTACTGGATATGTAACATAAATTCGTGTAGTATCTGTATAACCATCGTTCATTACTAAATTTTTATAAACACTTAAATTAACATCATTTGCAACACCAGTATTAACTGGCAATACACGAATTGTATCTTGCACCACACTATTTGTTGCAGCATCATAAATCTTAACAGGATTAGTACTAATAAAACTAACCTGCGATGCGCTGCCAAAGATATAATCTAATTGACGATAAGTTACAGTATATTTTACGCCATCTGTGTTAAAACGAATTAACCAACTACTATCACTTGCTGTGCCTTGTGTAGTTAAATTAAAATCTGCAGTAGTATTAACAACATTTGCTAGTATAATTTGCCAAGGATCATTTAGTGATGGAGTTTTAACATAGTTGTATTGCAACGCAAATTCAGTTTTATTAAGAATATAACCTACGATAGTATTAATTGTTGTATATTGTAGAGTATTTGCAAATGGTACATAAACATCTGTCACAATTGCGCCAGTAGGTATGCTTTCACTAATAGTAACTGCACCAATCTGACGACCAGCAACAAGAACTGTTGTTGAACCTGTGCCAGTAATAGATTGAATACTTGCCCAAATATAAGTTCTATCACTAGAAAGTTGTGGAGTTCCAGTAATAAGAGTATTGCTTGCATCAAAATATTGACCATCTGGCGCTGCAAAACGAATTAAACTGCCAATTTGTAAGTATTGTCTGTTATTTGTAGTACCACCAGCAATTGGCTGTGGAGTTTTGGTTGTATCACCAATAGCTATAAAAAATCCTGTACTGCTTGTAGTATCATCAGTGTTGCGAGACCAATAAGATGGTGAAAGATTAGTAAAATCCAATGCTGTCCAATTTTCAAAATAAAAATGGCGCATAGGATAGCCTTGGATAATTGGCAATATTTTATTATTAATTTCATTTAAAATATCATTGCGACTGTTAAATGTAAAATCAAAACTGTTTGTATAAGTTGTTTTATAAAAAATACCGTCTCGACCATATAAATCTGTTGAAGTATATTTGCCAGTTGGATCAGTTATATCTAAACCACGACTTACGCCACTGGCAAAACGATTAACACTTTTTACTTTAACAATGTCACTATAGCTTGTATATGGAAAAGTATTGTAATCTTCTCCATTAACCATACGATTTTGTGTATAATATGCTTGTGGAGCTTTTTGTTTAATTTCACTTGTTAAATCACGGCGTGATGAATTTGAAACAGTGTATTGCAATGCTGCCGTAATAGTAAGAGTTTCTGTACGACCATTGCCACTAATATAAGGCACACTAATAGTAATATTGATCATATCGCTTGGAGCAATGCGATAGGTTAGACCATTACTAACTCGATAATACGCACGATAATTTCCTAAAGGAATGTCGCTAAAACTACCATCGCCAAATATAAGATCAATCTGATCATTGATACGAGTGCTTACGCTATAAAGAGTACGAATACCACGAGCAACACTGTTATAGATAGCGTTGCTGCCAGCGGTGCTTGCTACTTGGGTCCATTCAGTACCAATGGTTCCATTATTGATTTCATACATCCAAATATCGTTATTATTAATATTTGCTGTATTAATATTAAACACACGGTTTGCAACCTTTTCAGTTATACTAAAATCAGTTGAGTTTAAAACTCCTTGCTTAAAGTAGATAAAGAATCCTGTATTATGAGATGCGTTACCACGACTATCGTTTTGATAAACAATACCAAACTGCCCACGATTGCCTGGATCATATTCAGTGATTGTATCGCTAGTCAAAATATTTGCACTAATTGCTTCAAAAGCAGTTGAAGTGCCAGCTACTGTACTATTAAAAGAAAAAATAGGCAGAATAGTATTAGGAATAGCAAGATTATATTGCTCAGTACGAACATTATTAATAATTTTACTTGCATAAGGTTTGCCAATTTTTTGACTACTACTAATGGCCGCATTTAGTATTTGAGTAAATTGACTTGCCCAACTTGGATTGTTTGCATCATTCCAATTAACAGTGAGCCGACTTAAATTAGTGCCATTTACATCTTGAATATTTTCTGTAGTAGCAACACTTTTAAATTTTAAAAATCCACTTGCTGGTCGATTACGATTAGGAACATAGTTAAGCTGTTTTACTAGTTTCAGGACGCTATCACGGCGTTCTGCAGTTTCCAAGAAGTTTTCACGAGCATTAAGGTCTGTACGAAAAGCCACACTTTGTGCAGCAAAAGCAATAACATCAAGCAACGCAACATATTCACTACTTTCAATAAAGTCATTAAAATCTTCAGCATAGTAGGTCTTAATATAATCGACCATAACTTTGCGTAGCGTTTCAAAGTCATAGCTTTGAAAGTCAGCATTGCTGAATGTTGTATATATTTTCTTCCAATCTTCAGCAGCAAAGATATTGGTTTGACGAGTTCCCACAGCCATTAAAAAATTACCTCTGATTATTTATTTTGCGAATAATATGCGACTATTAAAGCACATATAATTTATTTGATTTGTTATCAAATAGCACACTTAGTGCTGCAACTTTGCTGTCTGTGGCAAATTGAAGTTGAAAATTTAATATTAATCCACGTCCATCAGGCGATTCTTGTACAAGTGTTTGACTTACTACATTAAAACGTGGATCATATTTTATAATTCTATCAATATCTTTTTTAATTTCATTTTTTAATGCTGGCGTTAGAGGATCAAATAATTTATTCCAAATTATTGATCCAATATTAGGATTCATCAACTTCTCACCTTTGCGTATTGAAAGATGATTTATTAAATCTTGAACAATGAGATCATTATCAGTGATCCCATAAGGTCCAAAATCTCGATTAACACTGCTATAACCTTTATATAATGCCATCACATATTTACCTTAACAACTCTTGCCAGCGCCG